GTTACACCTGGGGGGAAAAAGAAAAATAAAAAAGCTGACGGGGGAAGAGTTGGTTTTAAGAACGGCGGATCATCAGGTAAGATTGCCAAAGGCTGTGGTGCGGTTATGAGTAACCGTCGTAAAGTAACCCAGTATGTCTGATGGCGAAAAAAGGTTTAAGAGCATGGGTCAAAGAGAAATGGGTGGACATTGGAGCACCCAAGAAGAATGGGAAATACCAGCCATGCGGGAGAAGCAAGGGGTCAAAGAGGAAATATCCAAAATGCGTACCACTTGCAAAGGCCACACGAATGACAAAGTCGCAAAAGGCGAGTGCTGTCAGCAGAAAAAGAGCAGCGGGTAACACAGGACCCAAACCAACAAACGTAAAAACGTTTGCGAAACGTAAAAAAGCTGCGAATGGGGGATCAATGAGTAATTATAGACAACATTTAAGGAAACCGTGAAGCCAACAAAAATAGGAAACGAATGGATAACCTCAACTTACAAAAATTTTCCTATTAGCAGGTTAAAAAATAAAACAAACAAGGAAAAAACATGGCAAGAACACCAGCGTGGCAACGAAAAGAAGGCAAAAGTAAGTCAGGAGGCTTGAATAAAAAGGGTGTGGCGTCATATAGACGAGCAAATCCTGGTTCAAAGCTAAAAACTGCTGTTACAACGAAGCCATCTAAGTTAAAAAAAGGTTCTAAAGCTGCAAAACGACGTAAATCGTTCTGCGCACGTATGAAAGGCATGAAAAAGAAACGTACAGGTTCAAAAACTGCACGTGATCCTAACTCTAGGATCAATAAATCTTTACGAAAATGGAATTGCTAACACGTGTTGTGCCGAAATTGCGATCACGAGTGTCATTGCGGAAACAACGGCGTGTGTGCCGTATGCAAATGCGCAAATTGCGAGCATAATGCCTTAGATGAATTTTGGGATCGAGTTAGCGAAAAGAAAGTTGACGTAGAAGAATAAAAACAGTATTCTGAGTTAGCATTATAAGGGTAATCATCATGACCGCTACATTTTTAGGACTTCAAAGCAACGCTAAGATTAGCAAATCTGCTCGTGAAGCTTTTAATAGTACGTATGGTGGAAAACCTTTTCTTGAAATTGCACCTGCTTTAAAAGCTTTAGGTTTAAATAAAAATGATGCCAGAGTAAGACAAAAAGATGGTGGAAGAATTAATTATGCTCTTGGAGGCAGTGGTGATATGCCGGATGCTGTTGGTCCAATGGAGCCAGGTTTCGATCCAGATCCGAATGCTCCTCCAGTGATGGAAAATAGCTCTTTACAACTTGTAGACATGATTCAATCAATCGATGATCCAGAGAAAAAAATAAACACATCCATAATGCTTCTTATGCAAATGGGAGAAGAAGCAATTCCTTTACTAGAGCAAGCTTTATCAACTGAGGAGTTTGTTGTTTTGTCAAAAAAATTAGAATCTTTACCTGAAGAAGATTTAGCTGCTGGAATTGCAGGATTAGATACATCAGGAATGATGGCAAATATGGATGATGACGATGACATGTTGGACCCTGATGCAATGCAAACTGATCCACAAGAATTGATGAGAGAAATACAATCACAAGGAGCTGTACAAACAGCAAGAGCGCCTTCACAAGAAGGTATCATGTCAATGATGAGAGGCTAGAATGGCTATAGATAGAGAGGTGCCGCTTAAAGAACAAATGAAGTTCGATATGCGAGCAGAAGAAGTTGATATTATGGAAGGTGACCCTCAGCTTGATGCTGATGGTGGAGCTACAATTAACTTTGGTCCAGAAGTTCAAATGTCAGAAGGCCACACTGAAAACTTAGCAGACTTTTTAAGTGATGGTGATCTGGATGTTATATCAAGAGATTTAGTAGAAGCGTACGAAGGCGACAAGGACTCAAGAGAAGAATGGTCGTCTACTTATGCCGAGGGTTTAGATTTACTTGGCATGAAATATGAAGAAAGATCAAATCCATTTCCCGGTGCGTCAGGTGTATCACATCCGTTACTAGCAGAATCAGTTACACAATTTCAAGCACAGTCTTACAAAGAATTATTCCCTGCGGGAGGCCCTGTAAAAACCCAAGTCATGGGTATGACCAACCCTCAAGTTGAGGCACAATCTGGTCGCGTTAAAGAATTTATGAATTATCAACTAACCCACGTCATGGAAGAATACGAACCCGAGCTTGATCAAATGCTTTTCCACTTACCCTTATCAGGTTCGGCGTTTCGTAAAATTTATTTTGATAATACACTAGGACGACCTGTTTCTAAGTTTGTATCATCAGAAGATTTAGTTGTTCCATACGAGGCAACTGATTTAATGACGTGTGCAAGAATTACTCACGTTGTAAAAATGATGTCAAATGAATTACGTAAGTTTCAAGTATCAGGATTCTATCGTGACATAGACTTAGAAGATCCAAAAGATGATGACCCCAGTAAAGTAAAAGAAAAGATAGATGAAATTGATGGAAAGAAAAAAGCTTATACAAAAGATAATGTTCACACATTATTAGAAATGCATGTTGATCTTGACCTTCCAGGTTATGAAGATGCCAATGAGGCAGGCGAAGAGACTGGAATTAGTTTACCGTACATTGTAACTATTGAAGACAACTCAGGGGAAATTTTATCAATACGTAGAAACTGGAATGAACAAGATCCACTCAAAATTAAAAAACAATATTTCGTACATTACAAGTTCTTGCCAGGTCTTGGTTTCTATGGTTTTGGTCTTATTCATATGCTTGGTGGTCTCACAAAAACCGCAACCTCTATATTACGACAGCTTATCGATGCCGGAACACTTGTTAATTTACCAGCTGGTTTCAAAGCAAGAGGGCTTAGAATTAGGGATGATGATCAACCTTTAGTACCAGGTGAGTTTAGAGATGTTGATGCTCCTGCTGGAGACATTCGTAATTCACTAGTTCCATTACCTTACAAAGAACCATCAGGAACGTTATTTAATTTATTAGGTTTTGTTATTGAAAGTGGTAAATCATTTGCTGCGGTTGCTGACATGAAACTTGGTGAAGGTAATGAAGTAAATCCTGTTGGTACTACTATGGCTCTTCTTGAAAGAGGCATGAAAGTTATGTCTGCAATTCATAAAAGAATGCACATGGCTCAAGGTAAAGAGTTTAAATTACTGGCTCAATTGTTTGCAGAAACACTACCAAACGTTTATCCATATCAAGTAGTAGGAGGAAATCAAGCAGTCAAAGCACAAGACTTTGATGAAAGAATTGATGTTATACCTGTGTCGGACCCTAACATATTTTCAGTTACACAACGGGTAACTCTTGCACAACAACAATTACAACTTGCGCAAGCTGCACCGGAGATGCACAGTTTACCAGAAGCATACAGAAGGATGTATGAAGCAATGGGTGTGCAAAATATAGAAGCGCTTATGCCTCCACCACCACAGCCACAACCAAAAGATCCTGCAACTGAAAATTCAGATTTACTGGCAGGAATGCCTGCACAAGCTTTTCAAGGGCAGAATCATGACGCTCATATTGCATCTCATTTTTCATTAATGACAAGCACAGTTGTTAAAAGCAATCCTATGGCAATGGCAAATATTCAAGCTCATGTTATGCAACATATTTCACTAAAAGCTCAAGAAGAAATTCAAGCAGAAGTACAACAACAGATGATGCAAATGCCTCCTGAACAACAACAGATGATGCAACAACAGATGATGATGGAAATGCAAAACAGAGTTGCAGAGCGTGAAGCTGAATTAATTGATAATTTTGTAACTGAATTAGAAGATGCTTTAAAAGATTCTACGCAAGATCCTCTTGTTGAATTGAAAAAAGAAGAGTTGGAATTAAGAGAACAAGATATGGAACGTAAAGCTCAAGAAGCACAATTAAAATTAGAACTTGAAGAACGTAAAGCTGATGATCGAAAAGAAACAGATGAAGACAGAATTGATCAGCAAAAAGATGCACTAGCTATTCGTTCAGCGATCGCTGCAGAAAAATTAGAAAAAGATTCTAAAAATAAAATGATGGATAAAGCAGAAAAGATTACTGCTAATTTAGAAAAGACAGCTGCTAATATTTTAAACCCTAATGGGAGACAACAGTAATGAGTAGTCCAGACGCTCCAGGAGATAGAGGACCCGGTGGAAATATGGGAGGAGGAGGTAATAGAGATCCTCGAACACGACCGGATAAACCTATAGGCAGACCCGGCGGTAAACCACCCGGTGGTGGACAAGGCGGAGGACCTAAAGATCCTTGTCGTCCAGCAGACTATGTTTATGATCCTGTTACTGGAAGTATGGTTCCTCCTCCTGGTTGTCCAGGAGCTCCAGGAGCTCCAGGTGCTACTCCTGATCCTACTCCACCGCCTATAGATTATGATATCATTTACGATTCTGGAGTTGGAGCAGTAATGCCAGATGTTAAAACTGGAATTATTGCTGATCAATATGCTAAACTTTTAGACGTTCCTTATCGTCAAGCTTTTATGCCTGGTGGACCAGAAGATAGTATTTTTGCAGCAGAAAACGTTATGCCTATTGAAACTAAAGCAGACCCTCGTCCGTATAGTAAAACAAATCAAATTCCAATTCGTGATTTACTTAAATTATCTATGAGAGACGCAACTGATGCTGAACTGTTAGGAATTGAAACAGGACCAGACAAACCTTTAATGTCAAAAGACCCTTACAAAATGATGTCGTATCAATTAGATTATATGGCAGCAAAAAATCCAAAGAAAAAACCACCAGTAGGCGGAGGTCCTGGTGTTGGAAAACCAAATCCTGTTCCTTTTCCTATTCCGCCTAATATTATGCCACCTTATCCAGGACCCATTACACCAAGACCTGGTGGGCCCATTATTCCTTTGCCAATTGTAGGTCCAGGACCAATTACTGGAGGACCAGTCAAAAAACCGCCCGTTACACCAAGACCTGGTGGTGTATTTACACCTAGCCCTGGAGGCGGAGGTGGGGGAACTTATACGGGACCTGGAGTCAACTTACCTGGTCCGGTTATTCCTTTACCAGGCATCGGCGGACCACCAAAAACTGGTGGTAATTTAATTCCTCTTAGTAATGAATTAGGTTTTACAATCGATAATGAAGGCAATAAAATTTATTCTGATGCAGAAGGAAATCCTGTGTTTGCAGCTGATGGAGGTCGTATTGACAAAATGGACGGTGGTATGATGATTATTGAAGATGGGGTTGCAAATGACGGCATTGGTAGTATACTAAAGAAATATAAAGAAATAAGATCAGAATTATAAAGTAATGGACGGACTATGGTTAAGCGATAAGATACTTCGTATCATTCGCGACAAAAAACAAAAGACTACAGATTTTGTTATGCAAGGTAGCACGACAGAAAGAGCTGACTATAATTTTATGATTGGTCAATATCGCATTTTAGAAGAAATAGAAGATGAGATAAAAGAAATCTTAAAAAAAGGAGAACACAACGATGAGTGATTTAATATTGCCCACGCACATGGCGAAAGCCAGAAAAAAAGAAAAAATAAAAGTTGCAGAAGAAGGAAAAACAATTGAAGAATTAGAAAAAAACCAAAAGAAAGTAGAAGAAATATATGGAACAAGAGAATCTAAATACCTGGACCCTGATAATATTGACGGCGATATTGCTGAAAAGCTACCTCGTCCCACTGGTTGGAGGGTTTTAATTTTACCTTATTTAGGTGCTGAACGTACAAAAGGTGGAGTTATTTTATCGGATCAAACACGTGAAAGAGAGCAGTTAGCAACCGTTTGCGGTTATGTAGTGGCCACTGGCCCTGATGCGTATGGAGATACAGCTAAGTTTCCTGAAGGACCATGGTGTCAAAAAGGTGATTGGGTGATATTTGCACGATATGCAGGCTCAAGATTAAAAATTGACGGTGGTGATTTAAGACTCTTGAATGATGATGAAATACTTGCTATAATACAGGATCCGACTGACATCTTACACATGTAAGTCATCTTGCAATAATTAACCATGGAGAACAAGAACCATGCCAGAGGCAGAAAAAATACAAGACGATAAGATCGTCGACATCGATACCAGCGGGCCTTCCGTTGACATTGAACTAGAAGAATCAAAAGTAAATCCCGTAGAAGAACAGGAAGAAGTGGTCGAAGAACAGGCTGCTCCTGAACCAGAAGCAACAGAAGACGAACCAAAGTCAACGGACAAAGGTGAGCACGAAGAGTATAGTGAAAAAGTTAACAAAAGAATTTCTAAACTTGTTGGCAAACTTCGTGAATCAGAACGTCGTGAAGAAGCGGCCTTAAAATATGCTGAAGGTTTACAAAATAAAACTCAAGAGCTTGAAACTAATTTAACAAACGTTAATCAACATTATGTTCAATCTATAGAAACAGCTTCAACATCACAAGTTGAAGAAGCAAAATTGAGACTAAAAAGAGCTATTGAAGAAGGTGATGTTAATGCTCAAGCAGACGCACAAAGTATTTTAGCTCGTGCATCTCTTGATGCTGAACGCGCAAAAATTCAAAAAGAACAACTTGAATATCAAGCACAACAATTTCAACAGCAAAGAGAAATACCTCAACCTCAACAATATCAACAGCCACAACAGCCAACACCTCCACCACCTGACGCTAAAGCTCAAAGTTGGGCGGCTAAAAACGAATGGTTTGGAGCGGATGAAGCTATGACGTACACTGCATTTGCAGTGCACAGAAAATTGGTTCAAGATCATGGGTATGATCCTAAATCTGATGATTATTATGAAGAAGTTGATCGCCAAATGAGAGAACAATTTCCACATAAGTTTGAAGTAGAAAAAAGCAAGAAAACAGTTGACCAAACTGTGGCCCCTGCTGTAAAATCAGTTTCCAAACAAGGAAAACGCACTGTGAGACTCACACCATCACAAGTTGCGATAGCGAAAAAACTTGGTGTGCCATTAGAAGAATATGCTAAATACGTGAAGGAGTAAGCATTATGACAGATAAAACAAGAACCTCACGCTCATCTCAAACCAGAGATAAAACTGCCAAAAGGCAGCCATGGCGACCACCATCTAGATTAGACGCGCCACAAGCACCTGACGGATTTCAGTATCGTTGGATTCGAGCTGAAGTTATGGGTCACGAAGATAAGAAAAACGTTTCTTCTCGTATTAGAGAAGGTTACGATCTTGTCAGACTCGAAGAGTTAGGCGGCTTTGATGCTCCAACCGTAGAAGATGGAACTATGAAAGGCGTTGTTTCAGTAGGTGGATTACTGTTAGCCAAGATACCTGTAGAAATTGTTCAAGAGAGAAATGCTTATTTTTCTCAGCAGACTCAAGACCAACAACAAGCAGTCGATAACAATTTAATGCGGGAGCAGCACCCTAGTATGCCGATAGACAATCCAAATAGGCAATCAAGGGTAACTTTTGGCGGTGCCAAGAAACAAGATTAGTT